TCGGCAAGGTGCTCCCGATGCAAGTGACCGGAGAAGGTGGGGGCGATCTCACCATCAAGGTCATCACTGGCGTTGCACGTGCCGACGATTGACCTCGGTTATCGGCCGCGTCCCTGGCAGACCGAGTTCCACAAGTCCCGCGCTCGCTTCCGTGTCGCTGTCATTCACAGGCGAGGCGGAAAGACCGTCGGGGCAATCGCAGACACCATTGACAGCGTCCTGCGCTGCCAGCGTCCCCGCCCGCGCTTTGCCTATATCGCTCCCCTTTTGCGGCAGGCCAAACAGACGGCATGGGACTACGTCAAGGACTTCGCGCTCAGGATACCGAACACCACGGTCAACGAAGCCGAACTGCGCGCGGACTTCCCCAATCAGGGCAGGTTCCAGCTTTTCGGGGCCGACAACTACGACGCCCTGCGCGGCATCTACCTAGACGGGGTAATCCTCGATGAGTTCGGGGATATGGACCCCCGCGCATGGGTTGAGGTCATCCGTCCCGCTCTGGCCGATCGCGGCGGCTGGGCAATCTTCATCGGCACGCCCAAGGGCCGCAACGAGTTCCACCGGCTCTATGAGTATGCCCAACACGCAGAAGGCTGGCAGGCGTTCATGTTCAAAGCCTCTGACACCAAGCTACTGCCTGAAAGCGAACTACTGGACGCCCGCGCCATCATGACGGTGGATCAGTACGAGCAAGAGTTCGAATGCTCGTTCGATGCCGCCATTCAGGGCGCCTTCTATGCCGAAGAGTTCCGCCTGGTGGACGCCGACAAGCGTATCCGCAACGTCCCATGGCAGCCGAACCAGAAAGTGTACACCGCATGGGATCTGGGCATCGATGACGCAACCGCTATCTGGTTTGTCCAGATCGCCGGCAGGGAAATCCATGTAATCGACTATCTCGAAGTCTCAGGCGAAGGCCTGGCCGCCATCGTCAAGAAACTGGACGCCAAGCCTTATTCCTATGCCAAGCACCTGCTCCCTCATGATGTGGAGGCCCGCGAGCTTGGGACAGGCGAGACACGGCGCCAGACACTCGAAAAGCTGGGCGTGCGTGCGGATGTCATTCCCCAGCAGACGGTCGAAGACGGGATTCACGCTGTCAGGATGATCATGCCGCGTTGCTATTTCGACCGTGAGAAAACCAATCGGGGCGTGGAATGCCTGCGCCAGTACCGCCGCGAGTTCGATGAAAAGCGCAAGGTGTTCAAGGATCACCCTCATCACGACTGGACCAGCCACGCAGCCGACGCCTTCCGCTATCTCGCCATGGGCCTGGATAGCCGGGCAAAGACCACGACGCCTAAGCTGGCCCTTCCCACATTCGGCGCTGTCTGATGGCCTATAGCGATACATCCGCCCCCGAAGACGACGGCATGAAGATCGGGGACGCCGACCTTCTGTCCATCCTCAAGGCCGAAAAGCTCAACTCGGTCGGCTTCGAGAACGGCACGGAACTGGAGAAAAAGCGCAAAAAAGCGCTCGAATACTCCAAGGGCGAGATGACGGACGTGCCCTCCCTGCCTAACCGCTCCAAGGCGGTGAGCACGGACGTGGCCGACGCGATCGAAACCGTCCTGCCTGACCTCATCGAGATATTCACGGGCGGGGAGGATGTCGCCTCATTCGACCCGCAGGGCGAGGAGGACGAGGAAGCCGCCAAGCTGGAAATGGAATACGTCCAGTACGTGGCCTTCCGTAAGCTCAACGGCTGGCGGCTGCTCTATACGGCCATCAAGGACGCGCTGCAGGTCGATACCGGCATTATCGAGACCTGGTGGGCGGATGCCGAACAGACCGACGAGCAGACATTCGAGGGCATAACCGCGCCGCAGCTCATGATGCTCGAGCAGGACGGCTATGAGATTGTCGAGAAAAAGAGCCTCGGCCCGGCTGTGGATGGGATCGAGCTGTTCAGCGTCAAGGCGATGATGACCTATGACGCCGGGTGCATCAAATCGGCCAATATCGATCCGTCCAACCTCTCAGTCGCCCCTGACACCATCAACATTGCCGACGCCACCTATTGCGTGGTGCGCTCATATCCGCGCGCCCAGAGCCTCATTGATCAGGGTTTCGACCCCAAGCTGGTGGCCAAGCTGCCGGACTATCCCAACAAGGGAGACGAACAGACCGAACTGAGCCGTGACCTTGCAAGCGAGAGCGATGCCACGGCCGGCGGGGCGAGCAACAAGCTTCTCCGCACTGTCCAGGTACTGAAGCATTGGGTCAGGATCGATGCCAATGAGGATGGCAAGACCGAGCTTTGGCGTATCCAGACGGATGACCAGTGTTCGATCATCCTCGATAAGCGGCAGGTGAACCGGATCGGCCTCGCTGTCGGCACGCCGTTTATCCAGACCCACCGTTTCTATGGCCAGTCGCTCGCTGACAAGCTGACGGAGATACAGAAGATCAAGACGGCCCTTGTCCGCATGATGCTGGATAGCGGCTATTTTGCGATGAACCAGCGGGTCGAGATTGCAAAGGATCTGGCCTCGGAAGAGACCGTTGACGACGTTCTGCGCAATGAACCCGGTATGCCGATCCGGGTTCAGAAGCCCGGCGCGGTCAATGCGATACAGGCCGGCCAGCTAGGCTTCGACGTGCAGACGGCCTTGGAATACGTCTCCACCATGGCCGAGCAGCGTTCGGGCATTGTCCGCAATGCTCAGGGGCTCAATCCCGACACGCTGCATGATACGGCCAAGGGCGCGATGGCGCTCATGTCCATGGCGCAGAAGCGGGTGAGGATGATTGCCCGCGTCCTGAGCGAAACGCTGGTCAAGGACTGGTATCTCAACATTCACGCGCTGAGCCGCACCCATAACACGCGCCGGGAGAAGATCAGGCTGCACGGCAAGCCGCCTGTGGACATTGATCCGAGCACGTTTGGTGAGCGTGCAGACATGGTGATTGAGGTCGGCGTCGGCTCTGGCGGGCGTGAGATGGAATTGATGGTGATGGAGAAGATGCTGGGCTTCCAATCCCAGGTCATTCAGATGCAGGGCGGCCTCAATGGCCCGATCGTCACGGCGCCCAATGGCTATGAGCTGCTGAAGCGGTTTACGGAGCGGGCAGGGTTCAAATCGCCCGAGCTGTTCTGGACCGATCCGGCAACCGCCCCGCCGGAAGACCCCAAGCCTGACCCTGAAATGCTGAAAGCGCAGGCGGATGCGCAGGCGGCCGAGCAGAAGGCGCAGGCGGTCATGATGAAGGCCCAGGCCGACGCCGCGAAGATGGAGCTTGAGCGCCAGAAAATGGCCATGGAGAACGAGTGGGTTAAGCTCGAGGCTCAGAAGACGGTTTATGAGGGCAGGGCTTCGCAGCAGGAAGCTGAACTGCGGGCGCAGGAGACGGCGGCCCGCGAGCGTAACGACCAGCTCAAGATCGAAATGGACGCCCAGAAGGCGGCGGCGGACGTGCAGATCCGCATGGCCGAGCTCGAGATCAAGAAGGCCGAACTGGCGGTGAAAGAGCGCGAGCTTGGGATCAAGGCGGCGTCCGAAGTTCAGCAACGCGAGCATGAAATCCGGCTCAACGGCTTGCCAGAGGCGCAAAAGCAGGAAGTGGCGCGCCAGACAGGCGACCAGTTCAGCGCTGTCATGGACAAGATTACAGAAAGCATTGTTGCGGTCACACAAGGCCAGGCGCGTCTCGAGGAGGCAATGTTTGCCGAGCGGGAAGTCACACGCGACCCAAAAACCGGACGGGCGCTAGGCGTTCGCATCAAGAAGGCTAACACATAATGGCAGCCGGAGCGTGGACGGTCTTCAACATCGCCAAGGAAAAGCTGGCGGACGGGACATTCGATCTCGACACGCAGACGTTCAAGATGGCGCTTACAACGTCATCTCAGGCGCTCGGGGCAACCTTTGCCGGCACATCCACCGACTGCCGCTATGCAGATCTCACGGCCGAGGTGGCGAACGGAAACGGCTACACTACTGGCGGCAAGACGCTTACCTGCACGTGGGTCAGGTCCAGCGGCACGATTACTTTTGACTGCGACGACCAGGCTTGGACTTCATCCACATTTACCTGCAAGTACGCTGTGATTTACGCCGACAACACAAACGATGATCTTCTGTGTGTCTGCGACCTTGATACTGGCGGCGGCTCAGTCTCGGTTACGGGCGGCACGCTGACGGTAACAATCAACGCCTCCGGCGTGTTCACGCTAGCCTGATGGCCATTTCGCACGTCAAATCCAACATCGTTCCTGACTGGACGGGAACGGTCACGGTCGGCAACTCGACCGGCGGCACGCAGACCATTGCGGCGACCGATCTTGTCCGCCCTGCGGACTGGAACAGCGCGCATAACCAGTTCTACACGCTGAGCGGCAACACCAACGGCGCATCGACGGCGTCCGGCACCAATGTTGTCCTGTCGGGCGGGAACAATGTAACGCTGATCGGCGGCGGCGCGACGGTCGGCATCAGCGTCGGCGACTACATCACGACCGGGGCTCTTTCAAACCACAGCCACGGCAACCCGACTCTCGCGCTCACGAATTTGTCGGGCACTACGGCCAGCAATTCGGCGGGGCTGACACTGTCGCTCTCGGCTGCGGCGCCAGGCGGCGGGGCGGCTGTCACCAAGTCAGGCTATGCGCCGATGGCCAATATTCCGTTTGTGGTCGGGCAGGTGGGACAAGGTACGCTGCAGTTCCAACCGGAGGGGTTTCCAAACGTCCAATTTGATCGCGTCGCGTTCCAGATTCACAACTCAAATTCGTCCAACTCGTCCGGGTCGCACACGCTATCCTTCTGGGTCGGCCTCTATACGCGCAATGCATCAACGCTGTCTTTGTGGGGTTCAACATCAACCACGGTGGCGCTAACACACTCCGGCACGGTCGGAAGTTATTCACTTTATTCGGGCATTCGGCACGTCACAATTCCATGGACAACCACAGTCTCCGAGGACAATTACTGGATCGGGTTTGTCTCCCGGACGACATCAGGCGGCGCGAACGGAAGGTATTCCAATCTGGTCATGTCGAATGTGAACTCCAACTTTGTCGGCCACTTCGGATCGTCGCATAACACGACCCAACAACTGACGCTTGGGCAAGGCGTTTACTCGGCAACGACGTCCAGCCTGCCAAACTCAGTCGCATTCACGCAAATCCGGGGCTCGGATTCAGCGGTCTTCCGGTTTCCAAACTTCTTTTTTGCTTCAGGCACTGTCTGATGGAGATCGTCGGCTACGATTTCGGGCGGCACAATCTCGACTTGCAGGCTTCGGCCTCACGCATTTTCGAGGGCGCAACGTGGAAGAAGCAGCGGGTCATCCTCATTCTTCCGTCGGGCCCGACCATCCCGGCCAAAGTCGCGCTGTCGCACTGGAACCTGATTTTCCCGCCGAATCAGGCGGTTTATCGGATGCTCGCGCTCGGGCTGGAAGTGGGAGACGCGTACACGCAGACTATCGAGGCCATTCTTTCGCATCCGGACCTTTCGACGTGGGAATACATTCTTACGCTGGAGCACGACAACATTCCCCCGCCTGATGGCGTGGTGAAGCTGATCGCGCAAATGGAAGCGCATCCTGAGCTGTCCTGTATCGGAGGGCTTTACTGGACGAAGGGCGAAGATGGCGTTCCGCAAATCTGGGGCGACCCAAAAGACCCTGTGCTGAACTTTCGGCCGCAGCCGCCTGTTCCGGGTGATCTGGTCGAATGCTGTGGGACCGGCATGGGCTTCAACCTCTGGCGCATTTCGATGTTCAAGGATGCCAAGCTGCGCCGGCCGTGGTTCAAGACGCTGGCGGGCGCGGACGGCGTTGGGACGCAAGACCTGTTCTTCTGGGGCGATGCGCGCAAGCACGGCTATCGCTGCGCGGTCGATTGCAGCGTGCTTGTCGGCCACTATGACCACAATTCAGGGATGACCTGGTGAAGATCGATATTGGCTGCGGCAAGACGAAGAAAGACGGCTTTATCGGGTTGGACCAGTACCCTTTCGACGGTGTCGATCATGTCGTGGCTCTGGGCCGCGATCCGCTTCCGTTCGGAGACGGCACGGTGGAAGAGGCGCACGCATCGCACTTCATCGAGCACCTGACGCAAACTGAACGCTGCCAACTCATGAACGAGCTTTACCGGGTGATGAAGCCTGGCGCGAAGATGGCGATGATTGTCCCGCATTGGGGGTCGACGCGAGCCTATGGCGACCCGACGCACCAGTGGCCGCCGATCTCGGAGATGTGGTTTTACTATCTCTCGAAGGCATGGCGCGACCAGAACGCGCCGCACACGGACAAGGCCAACTGGCCACAGGGCTATGACTGCAATTTCGAGGCGACGTGGGGCTATTCGCTCCATCAGTCGCTGCTTGTGCGCAATCAGGAGTATCAGCAATTCGCGCTCAATCACTATCGTGAGGCGGCGCAGGATATCCACGCGACACTGACCCGGCGATGAGCAGCGGTTTTCAACACGACGCATTTCAGGGAAATGCATTCCAGCAAGGCGCGCTGGTCGTCGCTGGTGGTGATGTCAGCCTGACACCCGGTGTTGGCAGCCTGACCCTGACAGGGCAGGCGCCGACAATTCAGGTAGATCTGACGGTCGCGCCAGGGCTTGGCACGCTCACGCTGACTGGCCTTGCCGCAACGATTACGGCGTCCGCAACCGTCGCGCCTGGTGCGGGCTCGCTAGTGTTGACGGGTATGGCTGCAACGGTTGCGGCCGCGCACGAAGCGACGCCCGGCGCTGGGTCTTTGATTCTGACGGGCTTTGCGCCGTCTGTGTCTGCGACGGGCGCGGACGTAACGGTGGATTCCGGCGCAGGCAGTCTGGTGCTTACCGGATATGCCCCGTCTGTTGACAACGGGGTGCCAGATGCCGGCGGGGCCGATCCTGACGGCGCAGGTATTCGTGCTGTCTTCAAGAAGCCGAAACGGCGGGTTCTGAAGCCTGAAGACGTCAAGGTTCCGAAATCGGTTGAGCAGGAGCTTGAAGAATATCTTGACAGCCTGAAGGCCAAGCCGCCGCGTGCCAAGCTGAACAAGCCGCCGGCCAAGCTCAAGGCGAAAGTCGAGGATCTGACAGCCGCCGAACGCGAGGCAATGGCCTACTGGGCCAACGAGCAGGAAATCGCGGACGAGGACGAGGAAATCATTATGCTGTTGCTAGCCGCATGAGCCCCGCTCAACGCGCCATCTTCGCTAAGGAAGCGCTGGAAGTCACGGGCGAGGCATTCGAGGCTGCGCGGGAGCGTATGCTGAAGGCTGTTCTCGACGCTGATAGCGAGCCCAAGGCGTGGCAGGCGCTGCTTGCCCTGCGCGGACTGGACGCCGCCCGGCGCCAGCTCCTGAGTTTTGTAGACACCGGAACGATTGAACGCGAAGCCGCCACACGGCGGGCAGCGGACTAACCCCGAGGAAAATCATGACCGACGTTACAACCGCCCCCGTGGCGGATAGCGCCCCCTTGTCGATCGAACAGGCCGTCAAGCGCCATCAGGAATTGCGCGCTGCGGCCGTACCGACAAAACAACCCGCTGAGACCGAGGCCGATGCCGCGCCCGTCGAAGCCGAGCCAGAGATCGAAGCCGCCCCCCAAGCGGTTGACGACGCCCAAGAGGAGCCCACCGAGGCCAACCTTGAAGGTGAGCAGCAGGACGAAGCCGAACCGGCCCCGCCGGCAATCGAGCCCCCTGAATTTTGGGATACCGAAGGCAAGGAACACTTCGCCAAGCTTCCGCCCAGCGCCCAACAGGCCGTGCTGGAATACGAGAAGCAGCGGACGAAAGCCGTTGCCAAGGCAATGCAGGAAGCGGCCACTGTTCGCAAGACCTCCGAAGCCAAGCTGAAGCAGCTCGACCAGGTCATCGACACGATCAGTGCGCAGGTTGCAGACGAAGCCGCGTATTTTGATCAGTGGGAAGAATGGCTGGACAGCCCCCAGGCTCAACAGCTCAAATCCGCCGATCTCAATGCGTACAATGCCGAAATCGCCCGTTATCAGGCCGAAAAGCTGGAATACACCCGCAAGCAGGACAAGCTGTCCCAAGCCGAGCGGTTGAAGTTCGAGCAGTTCTCGGCCGAACAGGCAGAGCTTCTCAAGACGGTCGCACCCGAATTGGTCGACCCGAAAGAAGGCCGGCAGCGTTGGGCCGACATGACAACCCATCTGCACAAGCTCGGCGTGCCGAACGAGCAGATCCGCACCATTTCTGCGCTGGAGGCGTCGATCGCTTACAAGGCCATGCTCTGGGACAGGGCACAGGCCAAGGCGAAAGAGACGCCCAAACCCAAGCCAAGGCCCGCAGGCCCGTCCGTCTCACCGGCAGGACAAGGTCGGCAGGGCTCCACATCAGACGCTCGTATCAAGCAGCTCAATTCAAAGCACTCGCTCACGATTGACGAGGCGATGGAGCTGCGACGGCT